ACAAAAGCAGGCAAAAAAGAATTTACATCAGTTCGAGCTACGGAAAAAGGCGGAGGCTTGTTTAGCCAACCAAAAGGAAAACTTCACTATGCTGCAACGAAGAAAGCAGACGTAGAGAAAAAGATAGCTAAAAGCAAAGCAGCCGCTTTAAAAGCAAAAGAAGGAAAAGGCGGTGGCGCTGATTCAGGGAGTAAGAAAAAAGCTGTCTATGAAAAAGCTACAGGAACGAAAGTAAGTGAAAAAGGACAGGCTTTTGCAGCCGCTAGAAAAGCGGGTAAGGACACTTACATGCATAAAGGTAAAAAATATACCACTCTTATGAAGGGTGAAAAAAAGAAAAAACCTTTAATTGATTGGAAAAAGAAAAAAGTCAATATTAAACTACCAGAACTCTCAGGTGGCTCAGCGAAAAAAATAAAAACATTCGTTGGAGCACAGGGTGGTGGAAGAATCGCAGACGCTGCAAGAAGAGCACAAATTCATGGCTTTTATTCCCCAGATATGGGAATGGAAGGAAGAGGTCCAGGTATGCCTGGTCCAAATGTGACGGGAAGAAGAGATCCCCGTATAGGAATGAGAGGTCCTGGTCCCGGTATGGGAGGCAGACGTGGATTTGCTAAAGGTGGATTAATTAAAGGAAAACCGAAAATAGCCGTTAGAGGTTGGTAATTTTTTAATATTCCATTTAGAAAGAATTTATGGAAGACCTAGTATTAATTAGTAAATTAAAGAACATTGTTAACGAAAGACACCAGGATATTGTTACAACAATGGTATCAGGGGCTGTTGACAATATGGAAAAATACAACTATATGTTAGGACAAATACGAACGTATCAATATATAAGTCAGGAAATATCCAACCTGCTAGACAAAAAGGAGCATTATGATACAAAAGGAACCATTATCGACATCAAAGGCACCCCCAAAAATAAGCCTACCAAATAAAGAATTAGTTGGGGTTCAATCAACCAAAAAAGAATCAGCTAAACTTCCCACTCCTACGGGATGGAGACTGTTAGTTCTACCTTTTAAACATAAAGAAAAAACAAAGGGTGGAATTTTAATGACGGATGAAGCGATTGACCGATCCCAAGTTGCATCAACTTGTGGAGTGGTCTTGAGAATGGGTCCGGATTGCTACAGGGATAAAGAAAGATACCCAGATGGTCCCTGGTGCAAGGAGAAAGATTGGGTGATCTTTGCGCGTTATGCAGGATCTAGAATTAAAATTGATGGGGGTGAAGTTAGGCTTCTGAATGATGACGAAGTTCTAGCAACCGTGGATAACCCTGAAGATATATTCCACGAATTTTAAACATAGAGGAGAACTATGCCAGACGAAAAAGAAAAAGCAAAAGGTAAAATGGTAGACATCGACACTAGCGGTCCTGGTGCCGAAGTCGAATTACCAGAAGAAAAAGTAAAATCAGTAGAACAGGAGGAAACAAATGCAAAAACTGATAGTAAGGACGATAATAAGCCCGATGATTCATCTGAGAAACCTGATCAGCAGCCTGATGTTCAAGATAGCGAACAAGAGGCTGAAGTACAAGTTGAACAAGAAGAATCTAAAACTGTAACCGAAGAAAAGAAAGAAGATCAAAAGAAAGAAATGGATGAGTATGGCGAGGGCGTTAAAAAACGTATTGCCAAACTAACTAAAAAAATGCGTGAGGCGGAAAGACAGCGGGACGAAGCTGTTCAGTATACTCAAAGTGTTATGAAAGAAAGAGATGATCTAACTTCTAAAGTTTCCAAATTAGATACAGGTTATGCATCTGAAATGGAAAATAGAATCAAGTCTTCTTTAGCGGCGGCACAAGCAAAACTTGGAAAAGCTAGAGAAAACAACGATCTTAAATCAGAAGTAGAAGCAACTACAGCGATGTCCCAATTAGGTTATGAACAGGCTAAACTTGCCGAGTTGAAAACTAGGCAGGAAATGAACGCAAAAGCAGCCAAGGAACAACCTAAACAGGCAGAAACGATGCCACCTAATCTAGACGCTCCAGATCCGAAAGCAAAGGAATGGGCATCTAAAAACAAATGGTTTGGTACCAATTCAGCTATGACGTACACTGCTTTTGATTTACATAGAAAACTTACCGAGGAGGAGGGATATGACCCACAATCAGATGAATATTATTCTGAGGTGGAAAGAAGAATAAAACTTGAATTTCCCCACAAATTTGGTAAGAAAGTAGATACGACTAGTAAACCTACACAAAACGTAGCTTCGGCTACGCGTAGTACAAAGGCCGGTCGCAAAACGGTGAAACTCACACCTTCACAAGTACAAATTGCTAAAAAATTAGGTGTGCCACTAGAAGATTATGCGAAACAACTTATGAACACGCAGGAGGTATAAGCATATGAAAAAAGAAGATAGTAAAGCTTCCCGTGCGAGCCAGAGTAGAGTGAAAACGGAACGTAAGAAACACTGGACTCAACCATCGTACTTAGATACGCCCAACGCACCGAACGGTTTTAGACATAGGTGGGTTAGATTTGAGATTTTGGGATATTCGGACACGAAAAATGTCCAAGGCCGATTACGAGAAGGATACGAACTCGTAAGAGGTGATGAATTCCCAGAACTTGACTACCCAGTTATTACCGACGGGAAATACAAAGGGGTGATCGGGCACGGCGGCCTTGTCTTGACAAGAGTACCAAACGAGATCGCGATCGAACGTTCTCAACATTATGCTAGTTTAGCAAAAGAACGGGATCAAGCTTTAGAACACGATCTACTGAAGGATCAAGATAAGAGAATGCCAATCAATCAAGAGAGGCAAACTCGTACAACCTTCGGTGGTAACAAGAATAGTTAATTTTTTAACAATTCTCAAACCAACGAATAAATTAACCAAGTAGATAATTTATTATCTACTAAGGAGACAAACATGGCTAATGCGTCAACAACCGGGTTTGGTTTGAGACCCATTAAAAACGTTGGACAGACCGACGACAACGCCGGTCTTAGTGAGTGGTCTATTGCTGCGTCATCTGCGTTAATTTCACATCACGATATGTGTCAAATAACAGCAAACGGAGTAATATTAGTTTCAGGAGATACCGATGCAAATAACGTCGGTTCACTGAACGGTGCTTTCTATACTGATCCAACATCAAACAAGCCTACGTGGTCTAACTACTGGCCGGCAAGTGTGGCAGCATCAGATGCTGTGGCATTTATAACGTCCAATCCTATGCAGATGTATGAAATAATGTCTGCTGACACAGCGTTCAATCAGAACGAAGTGGGGGGATGTGCGGATAGCGTACCAGCAGTTGGAACGACACCGTTGTTTATATCTAAAACAAAGATATCAGCAACTACGTCGGGCACGAAGGCTCAACTAAAAATCCTAGGTGTTTCTACCGATCCTGATCATCAAGACAAAACCGCAGAAGGTTTTGCTTTGAGAGTTATGATCGATGAACATATCTTAGGAAATAACGTTAAAGGCATATAAGGAGGATAAATTATGGCTATATCACGTAATCAGCTAGTTAAAGAACTAGAGCCAGGTTTAAATGCTTTATTTGGCCTGGAATACAAACGTTACGAAAACCAAGCAAGTGAGGTTTACGTAACAGAGTCATCCGACAGAGCTTTTGAAGAAGAAGTTATGTTATCGGGTTTCGCACAAGCAAGAGTTAAGCCAGAAGGTTCGGCTGTTACTTTTGACCAAGCGCAAGAAACTTTCACAGCAAGATACACAATGGAGACAATTGCTCTCGCATTTGCGATCACTGAGGAAGCTATTGAAGACAACCTTTATGACAGACTTGCTTCTCGTTACACAAAAGCACTAGCAAGATCGATGGCTAACACTAAACAAGTTAAAGCTGTTAATCCGCTAATTCAAGGATTGCCAACTACTGACAATTACGACTCTGGAGACGGAGTTTCTTTGTTCAGTACGGCACACCCTACAATTGCGGGTACATTCAAAAACACTTTATCTACTCAAGCAGATTTAAACGAAACTTCATTGGAGCAAGCATTGATTGACATTGCTGCGCTAACTGATGAAAGAGGTTTAAAAGTTGCAGCTAAAGGAGTAAAAATGATTATTCCTTCTGCGCTTCAATTT